GATCAGGTGCGCAGCAATCCGCAGTGGAATTTCCTTTTCCTGACGAAGTTCCCGAAGCGCATGGCGGAGTTCGACATCCCAGAGAATGCTTGGATGGGTACCACGGTCGATTTGCAGATCAGGGTGAAGCCGGCCGAAGCCGCGTTCGCCAAGGTGAAGAGCGCCGTCAAGTGGCTGTCGATCGAGCCGATGTTGCAGCCGCTCAAGTTCGCCGATCTTAGCGTCTTCGACTGGGTTGTTATCGGGGGGTCATCGCGCTCGACGCAAACGCCTGAATGGATACCGCCACTCGATTGGATGGTCGACCTGCACTCCGCCGCCCGATCTGCGGGCTGCAGGATCTACTACAAGGCCAACGCCGGGATGGCTGACTCTTTGCGCATCAAGGAATTCCCGTGGGAAGAACCGAAGCAGCGAACGCTGCCGCCGTCGTTGATGTATCTCGGGAAAGAGTAGTTCAGTGCCCGTCCGACTGGTCCGCGAAGGCATCCTCACCAGCGCCCGCATGGCGCGCTTGGGTTGGGCTGAGGAAGTGCTGTTCCGCCGCATCCTGTCCATCGTGGACGATTTCGGACGGTACTACGGTGACCCCGGCATGCTGCGGGCCGCCTGCTACCCGCGCCAGCTTGCGAAAGTGTCCGACCAGGACATCGCGGGCTGGCTGCAGGCTTGCGTCGACGCCGGGTTGCTCGTCGTCTACCGGGCGGACAACGGCGAACCCTACATCCAGGTGCCGCGATTCGGGCAGCAGATCCGGGCCAAGCAAAGCAAGTTTCCCGACCCGGCGGAACCTGCTGAGCAACCGTTAGCGACCGCTAAGCAGTTGCAAACAGATGTTCACCTAGACGTATCCGAAGACGTATCCGTATCCGAAGGCGTAGTCGAAGGCGTAGGCGATAGCGCGCAGGCGCGCCCGAGCAAGCCCAAACCCTCCCGGCGATGCCCTGAGAATTTTGCCGTCACGGAGGAACTCCGGGCATGGGCGGCCAAGGAGGTGCCAGCGGTCGACGTCGACAGCGAGACGGCCAAACTGCGCGACCACGAGTACGCCAAGCCGCGCAGCGATTGGTCAGCGGCCTGGCGCAACTGGATGCGCACCGCAGAGAAATTCGCTGCCCGCGGTGATCCCCGCCAGCAGGGCCCGCCCACCACCGGCCCGCCGCCCGGCAAGTACGACCACGTCATCGCAGGCCTGACGCGGCGCAACGGATCGAACCCACCACCACCTCCTTCGCGAACCTTCACCGATGTCGAAACTCCCGACCCTCCCGCCCGGTATCTCCCCCGGCCAAAAGACGCTGGCTGACCGCGTGTTCGCCCGGCTGATCGCCATCTACGGCAGCCAGAAGGTCGGCGCCATGTGGAGCGGGTCGGATTTCGAGGAAGTCCTGGCGACCTGGGACGAGGGACTGGCAGGCTACCGGTTCAAGGCGGTCGACGGTGCCTTGCGCAGCCTCATCACGTCCGAGTCGCAATGGCCACCCAACCTGCCCGAGTTCGTCGCCATCGTGCGGCAACTGCAGGCCGTGATCCGGCGGCGCGAGATGGACGCCAGGGCGCTGTCCGGTCCGCCAGCGCCGCGACGCAGTCCGTTGATGCCGCCCGACAAAGCGCGTGTCGTGCTCGCGCACCTGTCGCGGCTCGCCCAGAGCAAGCGGGTGCACTGATGGGCCGCTACTCCGACGAATCGGGCAAGGTCGCTGGGCGCATCGGCAAGGCCGCGCCGCCGCCTGCTGATCCCGATGCCCCGAAGGTGAACCCGCACGCATGCTTCGCTGCTGGCTGCCCGTTGCCCGGATCTCTCATCATCGACGCCCGCCGGTTGTGCTTTGTGCACTTCGCGGTGCGTGATTCCATGCGCGAATTCGACCGGGTCACCATGCACCTGAACAACCGGGCTCTGTTCCTGGCCGCGGTGCACGCGCTGCGCGCGCCTGGCCGACGTTCCGACGAGGAAGTGGTACGCGAGGCGGCGCAACTGCTGCCGGCCCTGGCCCTGAACGGGTTGACCCGGTATCGCGCGCTGGCCGCTGTCGAATTCCGCCTGCAGGATGAGTGCACGTCGGCCGACGACAACCCGATCGGCCTCGACGAGACGAGCCACGCGCAAGCCGTGCAGGCCGCGCAGCAGTTGGCGCAATTCCATCGGGTGCCGACATGACCCAGACCATCGAGTCGATCATCGCGCAGATTGACGCCGGCCAGTTCGGCAGCCTGCAGGCGATCGAACTGCTGAACGCTCTCGTCGCGGACATCAAGGCTGCGCATGACGCAGAGATTGCCCATATCCGCACGGTGCGCAACAACAGCGCGGAGGACATGCGCGCCGAAATCCGGTCCCTTCACGAGCAACTCGCGACCGAGGAATCACGCACGCGAGACCTGGCGGCGATGGCGGCCATGGAAGGCTTGATCGCAGCCGGCAGCACCGGCGTTGTCGAAGCGACCGTAGGCAAAGCGTTCACCTACGCGGACGCATTCATGGTGAGGCGCAAATGACGGCTCCAATCAAACCAGACGCCCTCTGCCTGATCGTCGGCAGCCCGCACCCCAGCATCAACGGCCTCACCGTGACGGCGAAGGTGCGGGTGATGCTGCGCGCGCTGTTCATTTTCCAGGTGCCGGCATGGCGGGTCGAAGCGCCGTGGATCCTGTGCGCCACGCCGAACTGCCAGGGGCATGTGTTGCTCGAGAAGTGGCTCAAGCCGCTGAACGACCCTGATGCGGACCTGTCGCAGGACGAGCGAACCAGCAACACGTTGCCGGTCTATGTCGACGCCAGCGACCTTGAGGAGGACGGTGTTTCGGGCGTGCCGGAACGGGTGCGGGATTGGACATGTTGACGGCAAGGCTGAAGATCGAAAACGCGGCCGAGATGCAAGCGTCGATCACGTTCCAAGTCGCGCCAGGAGAATTTTAAGCCATGACCTCACCCGAACCCCGCACGCGCGTTTCGGAGGCCGCATGCGCTACCTGAGCGTTTGTTCAGGAATAGAAGCCGCCTCGGTCGCCTGGCATCCGCTCGGCTGGTCGCCCGTGGCCTTCGCTGAGATCGAGCCCTTTCCGAGCGCCGTCCTGGCGCATCACTTCCCCGGCGTCCCGAACTGGGGCGACATAACCAAGTTCAAGGATTGGCCCGATGCAGATGTCGATGTTCTCGTCGGAGGAACGCCCTGCCAGTCCTTCAGTCTCGCTGGACTGCGCACGGGACTGGATGATCCGCGTGGCAACCTCATGCTCACCTATCTTGCCATTGCTGCAAGGTATCGGCCCCAGTGGCTGGTTTGGGAGAACGTCCCCGGCGTACTGTCATCGAACGGCGGACGGGATTTTGGAGCCTTCCTCGGAGGCTTGGGGCTCTGCGGGTATGGGTTCGCCTACCGAGTTCTTGACGCTCAGTTTGTGCGAGTTCAATCACACCCTGGCGCCGTCCCGCAACGACGCCGGCGTGTGTTCGTTGTCGGATGTCTTGGAGACTGGCGCCGTGCCGCGGCGGTACTTCTTGAGCGCGAAAGCCTGCTCGGGCATCCTGCGCCGCGCAGAGAAGCGGGGAAAGGATCTGCCGCCGGCACTCTGCGCGGCACTGACGGCGGTAGCGATGTCGACCACGCTCGAGCAGGGCACCTAGCGGTAGCGGGTAGCGTCGTCGCGCGCGCCGGCCGCAACGGCGGCGCAAGCAACGCCGACGTTGACGGGGGGCAACTCATCCCGTTCGGCGTCGCCCACTCCCTGACCGGCGAAGGTTTCGACGCCAGCGAGGACGGTACGGGCAGGGGTACGCCGTTGGTGGTTCAGCCCATTACCCATACGCTGGACACGTCCAGCGCGGGCCGGGCGACAGAGGATGGCACGGGCCGGGGCGTGCCGCTGGTGCCGGTGGCGGTCTTCACGAGCGACGGCGAGGTGGCCGATCCGATTGGCGCGAACGAGGGCAGGACGTACACCAACGAGGGCGAGAACAACTTCCGACTGCACAACTGCGTCGGCATGCCGGTCGCTTTCGACACCACTCAGGTCACCCACCCGGCCAACCGCAGCAACCCGAAGGCTGGCGATCCGTGTCACCCACTGGTGGCGCAGGGGCATCCGCCAGCCATTGCCTTCCAGTCCGCAACCGAATTCTTGCCGCAGTCGTCGCGCGTCTACAGCGAGGATGAGGCATCGCCGACACTCCAAGCCACAGGGTCGCGAATGGGCAACCGCGCGCCGGCCGTCGCTTTCTCCTGCAAGGACCACGGCGCCGACGCGGGTGACATTGCGCCAACCCTGCGCAGCATGGGCCACGATGGCAGTCACGCGAACGGGGGCGGGCAGATGACGGTTGCCTACGCATTCCAGCCGCGAATCGCGCGCAACGGTCGTGGCGATATGGGTGACGTCGCCTCGGCCCTGAGCGCGCAGTCTGGCGAAACGGGCAAAGGAGACGTTGCGCCATGCATTGCGGCCGGCATGCAGGTTCGCCGCCTGACGCCGCTCGAATGCGAGCGCCTGCAGGGGTTCCCCGATGGCTGGACTGCGGTGCCATTCAGGGGCAAGCCTGCTGCCGACGGGCCACGGTACAAGGCGATCGGGAACTCCTTTGCCGTGAATGTTGTCAGTTGGCTCGGGCAGAGGATTCAGATGGCATCGGAGGTCCCATGATCGCGCAGACCGCCATCGTGATCTTCGGCGCCAGCGCCATCTGGCTGTCGCAGGACAAGCGCGAGTCGGTGAGGCGCTACGCCTGCCTCTGCGGCCTCGCCGCGCAACCGTTCTGGTTCTGGACGACATGGCACGCCGAACAGTACGGCATCTTCGCCATCAGTTTCCTGTACGCAGCCTCGTGGGTGCGCGGTTTCGTGAACCACTGGGTACGGAGGCCAGCATGAGCCCACGGACCCTACGGACCATCGTCTGCGCCGCTTTTTTCATCGCGCTCACCCTGGGGGTGGCGGCGTTCTCGATTGGTTTCTGGCACTTGATTCGGAGCGGGCTGTGACCAACCCAGAACTGAGCATCGCGCTCACGATCTACGGCCAGCCAGTCTCAAAATCCAACCGTTCGCAGATCGTGAAGCTCGGCAATCGGGTATCGATCGGCAAGAGCCAGGAGGCGAAGGCGTACATCCGCGACTCGCTGCGCCAGATCCCAGCCGCGGCTCGCCAGCGCCTGCAAGGGCCGGTCTCGATCACGGTGCGAATGTTCTACGCGTCCGAGCGGTCGGACTTGGACGAGTCGCAGTTGCTTGACATCCTGCAGGACCAGTGGCGCCGGCGCAAGGCTGCGGACGGGGAGAAGGCGCCGCGCGAGCTCCTGCAGGCCGGCGTGTACCGCGACGACCGGCAGGTCCGGGCGAAGCACATCTTCCACGCGATCGACAAGCACAACCCGCGCTGCGAGATCGTCATCGTGCCGATGGTCGCTCAGCAGGAATCGCTGGCGTTGGTGGACGTCGGGGACTATGACCCGATGGCCATGCCGGCATGAAATGGCTCTGGCTCACGCTGTTCGTGGCGAATAGCGTCGCCTGCGTGCAGGATCCGGCGTCGAGCCAAGGAGTCGTTGCGGGGATTGTGGCGCTCATCGCCTACCGCTCGCTGTTCGAGGCGATGGGCTATCGACCATGGGAGCCCGCATGACATCCCGCGCGCGCGTTTCGGAGCTGCGATGAGCCTACGCATCACGCCTATCGGCCTGGACGAAGCGAACGCCTTCGTGACCGTGCACCATCGTCACCACAGGCCGGTACCGGGTGCGAAGTTCTGCCTGGCCGCAGCTGCTGGCGACACGGTGCATGGTGTGGCAATCGTTGGCCGGCCGGTGGCCCGCGGCTCGGATGATGGCTGGACCCTGGACGCTGCTCGGCTTGCGTGGCAAGGAAGGCGGACGCAACTGGAACACGCCATCTCGTCCACGCATCGATACCTCCGAACTGCTGCGCGGCCAGAAACTGCTGTGGGAGGCCACATGTTGACCGCCAAGCTGAAGTTCGAGAACCCAGCCGATTTGAAGGCGTCGATCACGTTCACGATGACGCTGCGGGAGTGGGTGGAGTTTCGCGATAGCCTCGCAGAGAAGCGAACCGTTGCGCAGAACTGGCGCGTGCTGGGAGCCATCGAACAACTCGTCGGCCAGGCCCAGCATGCGTTCATGGCAACCGAGCCGACGGACTTGCAGCCGTGAGGGCGCGATGATCGATACGCCAGAGGCCACCGCGCTCGCTCTGCGCATCCATGCCGAAGCCTACCGCAAGAAGGCGCCGAACGGCACGCTCGAGGAGCAGGTGCGCAGCATGGTGCGCCGGTGGCGCAGGGATGGGTTCAGAGGAACGAACGAAGAATGGGCGCATCTTGCGCGGCTGGTGGAGAAAAAGTAGTCATGCTGATTGCGACGCTGTTCTCACTGCTCGTGTCGGTCGTCGTTGTGCGAATCTGGATGCAGCGCCGTTCGGCTGCCGAGCATGAGCGGGCTATTGAATGCCACCTCGAGTGCGTTGCTGAGTTCAGGCGTTTGATCCAGAAGGAGAAGGCTGCCCGCAAGGCGCGGGTCCGTAAGCAAGCCCTTCGCCCATCTCCTGCACGCCCTGCGAACCTGCGCTGGAGCGGAATCGCATGACTCCCGCCCTCTGGATCATCGTCGGCCTGCTCTCCTTCCTCGCCCTGAACGCGCTGCTGGCCTGGGGCTGGTGCCGGTTCATGCGCGGGCGCAAGCGGGTGGAGCCGGACGAACATCGCGAGGGCGCAACGTGATCGAGAACCCGTTGGAAAGCTGGGTATGGCTCTACGCCGGGGCCAGCGGCGAAGTCGTCAACCGCCACGTTGAGGTACGCAACAAGCGACTGCTCATCGCCAAACCGGACCGGCGCATGGAGGTGATGGAAGCGCGCATGGTTGCTGACCGGAAACCGCCCATCAAGCGGCCGATGCGCAAGGGTCCGCAGCCGAACAAAGGCCGGAGGGTGTGGTGAGATACCGCGCACGAGTCGACGCCAAGGAGCCAGCATGACGGCAGCGTTTGGACGGCATGTCTGTGAAGCCTTGGGCTTCGACAGCGGGCGGGTCAAATCGATCAACATCGGGATCGAAACGGATGGCACTGTCGTGACCGTCATCGAGCAGTTCGTCAGCGTCGAAGAGGCTGGCCGGATCGTGGAGATCATGAAGCAGTACGACCTGGTGCCGAAGAACGAGATCGAATACGTGACCAGCATGCAGGATGAAACCACGCGTGCGCAGCGAACTGGAGAATCGACATGACCGACCGCCTGATCGCCGACCTGATCCAGATCCGCCGCGAGGCGATGGACGAGGGCAGAGCAAAAGACGCGCTGATGATCTCCGCACTGTTGCGCAAACTGGGGATCACCCTCACGGAGCGCAAATGCGGGACGGTCTGGAGGCGTGCATGACGTGCATTGTGGGTGTGGTTGAGGGCGGCAAGGTTCACATCGGTGGAGATAGCGCTGGCGTGAGTGGACTCGACTTGAAAATCCGCCGGGATCGAAAGGTTTTCGTGAACGGCCCGTTCGTGTTCGGCTGTACGACTTCATTTCGCATGATCCAGTTGTTGCAGTTCGTGCTTCAGCCACCAAAGCGCCATCCCGACAAGGACCTCATGGCGTTCATGGTGACGGACTTCATCGATGCTGTACGGAACTGCTTGAAGGCCGGTGGCTATGCCAAGAAAGAAAACGAGAAGGAAGAAGCCGGGAACTTTCTGGTGGGCTATGAGGGACGACTCTTTCAGGTGTTCTCGGACTACCAAGTGGGGGAGTCTGTTCATGGGTATGACGCTTGTGGTTGTGGCGAGTCGTATGCAATCGGGTCTCTTTTCGGAGCCGCCGGACCTGCGAAAGAGCGCATCGAGCGAGCGCTAACCGCAGCAGAGGCGAACAGCGCAGGGGTGCGCGGCCCCTTTCACATTGAGAGCGTCTGATCGATGATCGGCTTCGGCAATTGGAGACCACTTTTCCGCCTTCCACCGCAGCCGGTAGAGCCGCCCATGAATTTCGACGGCATCAAGGTGCGCGTGTTGCAGGCCAAGCCAGGCGACATCGTTTTGCTCAGATTGCCAGAGCGGCACTTGTCAAGTGAAACGATCGCGGCCATCAGAAAGCAGTTTGAGGGCATCGTGCCCGAGGGTGTGAAGGTCGGCGTACTAACCGAAGGCATGGATGTGGTGCTGCTGACGTCGAGGGCAATCGAATGATGCTGACCGGCCGCACCCGTTACCGCGTCAACTGGCGAGGCAAGTTGATCCTGCAGGTCGAGTACTGGCAGCAGAACGACTATTCCTGGCGCGCAGCACCATTCCAGGTGATGCCCTACCTCCCATGGTGGACAGACGCCACGCTCGCCCACATGCAAGCAATCGAGCGCGGGGATATCAGGCCGCTACAGCCCGAGGCGATCTCACGATTGAAGCGACCGTTGCCAGCGAACGAACCCGGCACATGGCCGCCGCCTCCAGCGGACATTGGAGGAATTTGGCCGCCGCCTGAAGCGACGAAGGAACCCGCGCCTGACCGGGGGCGGAATTGAACGGCCCGCCACCTATTATCCGGGCGCTATCGCAGCGCTTCCCGGTCCTGGATCCGGCCAGCGGGGTCACGACATGGTGGGAAGCCTGGCGCGAGTGCAAGGGCGGCGTGTGCTGTCTGCACGTGGTCGACGGAGCTGGCCGGCGCGTGCCCAGCGTGCGCGAGGTCCGGATCACGGACAATGGGGAGATCCTGCTCGTGCTCCGAGGGAACCTGTGACGAAGCGAGGAAAGAAGGCGGTCCGCCCGGAGATCGCGATGTTCCGCGACCTGATGAACCGCTGGCGCCACCGCGTGCACAACGCGAACAAGCCGAAGCTGGGCCTGGCGCAGCAGCGCTACACCGGCTTGATGGGCTCGCGCACCGGCGGCCTGTGGGATTCGTCGCCGGCCGACGACATCGACAGCGAGGTCCTGGCGTGGGAGGATTTCTTCTCGCTTGACCTGAGCAACGGCGGCATGCCGGACATCCTGAAGTCCTTCCTGGCGTTCCAGTACCTGGAGTCGCGGATGCGCAAGGAGGTCATCGACGCCAGCCTGAAATCGAAGTTCTCCGCCCAGCGGGAAGCGCTCGAGGAGGTCGCGCTGGAGATGTGGACCAGCCACTCAATCCGGGTGAAGGCGGCGACGGAGGCGATGGCCGGTTAGCGCGTCCGATAGTTATTTCCGACGCATAGGTGCGGAAACGATAGTCGCTACATCGCTTCCAATCGAAGGTACATTGCGGCTCGTAGGGTCAGAAGTGCCCCCAAAACAACGGCGGTGCCCGGTCCAGCACCATCCTCCCCGAGTCTCCTCCACCCCAGATCACCGGGATGGATTGCCGTGGCTCCTACCGAAGCCGGCGGCGTTTTCTCTGCAAATCATTTCCCGGAGCAGTCTGCCCCGAACCACTGTGTGCACCATGACGCGGCGGCCAAAGGCAAGGGAAGTGCCCAGGCGCGAGAGTGGGAAAACCTGCGCAGTCCCGGGACGTGGTGACAAGCTCCCGAGCCCAATCCCGCTCGTGGCCAGCGGCGGGCCTGGGGCAACCACCCCAATTGGTGCTACAGGGGGCAGACCCGAGCGGCACGCCAATTGGTGCTATGGAGGGTAAACCTGCGGCCCGGTCGCCGCCAGCGCGACCTCGACCTTGCGCTGGACCAGTTCGGTGACCTCCTGGCCGTCCACACAGACGTAGGAGCCGTCCGGACGCACGCCGAGGGCACCAACGTGCATCCCGCGCTGGATCGTGCCCAGGAACCGGATTCCGAGGTCAGGACTGGCATGCTGGCGCCACTGCTCGCCCAGGGTGACCTGGTAGCGGGCCGAATTGCGGGCTCGAGGCTTCACGGGGTTCTCCTGCGGCGCAGGCGCTGCACCTTGTACGTGGGATCGGTCTTGATCAGGAAGAGCTCGAACAGGCCCTCGGGCATGGCCCGGCTGCCTGCCTCCCAGTGGATCCACGCGCGCAGCTTGCAGTAGACCAGCGCGGACGCGTCGGTTTGCGTGAGGCCGGCCGCGGTTCGGGCGGCGCGGATATTTTCGGGTGTCGGTTCGAACATGGTGGTGCATCCTCAATTGGTGCTACAGGGGGCAGACCTGAGCGACGCGCCAATTGGTGCTACGGAGGGTAAACCTGCCCAATTGGTGCTACACGGGGTCAACGCGTTGACGCGGCACGGGATAGGCGCCGCGTTGCAGCGGAAACCGACGAACGGGCCAGGAATCGGGCAGCAACCGACCAGGCCGGCGCCGCCGGACCATGCCGGCGCAGACGGGCAGCCGGACGGCCGCGCGGACCATGGCGGACCGGCGCCGGACACTGCAGACGGCCGCCAGCGGCGCCGCCGGTACCGGTAGGCGCGCGGGATCCTGCCTAGCAGGCCGGGCGATGCGCGTGCGAGTGCAGGCCGGCTACCTGGCGGCAGGCCGGAAGGATAGGCGAGCGGCAGCCGGCCGCATGGCGGACCGGTAGGCAAGTGGCAGCAAGGTCTGCGGATTGGCGGACCGGTTTGGAATGGTTGGCGGTTCATGGTGCCTGGGCTATGGTTCCTGGCCAAAGGTAAAAGCCGGCGCGCATTGCTGCGGCCGGCCTGGCGGTTGATTGCTGGCGGATCACGTGAAATAGCCAGCGGGAATCATGGTTACAGCGACGTCTGGCGCACGCTGCAGACGGTCGGCGAGTGCATGCGTATGCCACCAACCGCCGGATTCAGCGTCGCGATAGACCGTCTGCGGCAGCATGAATTCATCGGCGGCCGCGGCAGCGCGCAGGACAGCGTCACAGAATTGGAAACCGACCGGATCCGGGTTTGCCGCATTCGATGGAATCGAGACAGAAAATTGCTGCAGGACGGCCGTCGGCGAGTCGGCTGGATATTCCAGCGTGATCAAGTAGTAACCCGATGCGATGCGCCGGACCGTGTACCGGCCGTTGCGCCGGCACGCGTGCAGATAGTTCGCTGTCCACGCACGATCGGCCGCTGTCCGGAATTGCGGTTCATCGCGAAAGTGATAGGTGAATGTCGGTTTCATGATTGCGTCTCGCGCAGATAGCCGTCTGTCATGATTCCGCCGGCGGCCGGCCGTTTTGAATCTTCCCATGCCTTGCACGGCCGCGACGATAGGTAGTAATCGGCCGACGGGTCGGACATGCGGTATTCGGCGAGCATTGCGCGCGCTTCGCGCTTGGAAGTGAATTCGTCCACTGTTTCTAGGTAGCCTTGCCCATTGCGCTGTATGTAAAAGGTCGACGCTTTCATGATTGCCCGCCAGCGGATTGCACTAGCGCGAGCTCGGCGCGCGCAGCGGCATTGCGAGATGGAAAAGTGAAATCGCCAGGCGCGCCAAGATCCTGGCGCCGATCGTCGCAGACGATGCGCCACTTGCGATCCGGATAATTGTTGCTGACGCAACCGCAGGCACCGCTCGGGTATCGGATGTTGTGCACGTACCATCCGCCATGGCGCCACTTGCTGTAAGAGAATTCAGAGGTTTTCATGGTGGCGTCTCACGCTGCAGAGTCGTCGGAATCGTCGGCCGCGTCGTCGGCGGAATCGTCGGCTGACTCCTCCTCGGCGCGTTCTTCGATTGCCTGGATCAGTGCGCCGAGAATCTCCCGGTACTCCATGTATTGGCCGATTCCGATAATCGCGTAAATGCCTGAGTCGGCAGACGCTAGTCCCTCCTCCAATGCGTCGTCGCAATAGGCACCGCGAGCAAGTGACGATTCCAGCCACTTGACGCGTGCATGGTTGTAGACGTCGACCAGGCCGTCTGCAATTTCGATAACGTCGTCCTCCCAGTCGTCCGGATCGCGGTCCGTCAGGCTTGAGATGCATTCCCGGATCATGCTGTACCGGTAGTCGTCGGGCAGCATGTCGCCGTGCGCAGCGTGCATGATGTCTCGCATCCAGTCAGGGTGACCGTCGGCGAGAAAAACGTATTCGGTTCCATCGGTGCGCGTGCCAGTAGTGAAAGCATCAGCGATCGATTGCGCGATTGCTGCGCGGTTATCTGTGGCCATGGTTGCCTGCTCCTGCCGCTGATACGCGCGGCGCCGCTGGGTGGATTCCCGGACCGCCTACCGGCGGTTTCGCTCGCATCCCGGCGAGACTCGTCAGCGGGATTAGGCGGCCAGCAATTCCTCTGGTTCGGCGACCGCTACCGGCTTGCGCGCAGCGACCAGGCCGGCAATCGTCTGGAATCCGGCCGCCATGTCGCTATCGTCTGACCGGACGGGCATAACGACCATGTACGCGCTGCAACCGGTACGCGTGGCCATAACCGATTGATCGCAGCGCAAACCCTTTTCCGTCGCCGTCGACAAATAGTCGAGACTCAGGCCGGCGGTTACCATGCCGGAGTCAGTCAGTTCCGAAAAGAATTTCCCGATATCGCCGTAGTATTCTGGATTGATAAGTGACGCGCGACCGTTGCCAGGTTGCTGGCGCGTCACTCGGCGCCAATCGGGATACCTTGCTTCGATTGCTTTCCCGGTATAGGCGGATCCGTCCAACATGGTGAAAGTCAGGCCGGTATCCGCAACGTCACCGTCGGCGATCGTCAGCATGGCCACTTGCAAATCACGCTTAGCGATTTTGTGGCGGCAAACCCGCTCGATCAGGTCCCGCGGAATGATCACGCTGCAGGCCTGGGCGGCGCCCATGTCGTTATCGTCGCCCGTCGCATCGCTGCAGCTGAGTCGGTGCCCATCGGTTGCAATGAGCAGCGCGCGGTTACCCTTCGCGCCGGCGCCGAGCTCGAGCAGTACGCCATTCAGGTACCACCGGATATCTTGCTTTGCGGCACAGATGAGTGCGGCTTTCAAGTGGCGACGATCCAGGGTGACAGTGATCGATTGCATGGTGGTAACTCCAGGTAGGTTGCCGCTGAAGGGCGCGCGGCGCCGCCGAAACTCAGATTGCTTGCAGGATGGAAAAGCCGGTATAGCCCAGTGATGCGACCAGGGCGAGCACTCCGCCAATCACGGCAGCTGCGGATCCGGTCTCCGATTCGATTGTCGATGCGGCCGCGAATATCAGTTGCATGGCGAAGGCACCGATGATCGGCGCCGCGATGGCCATGGCCAGGATGGTAGAAACTAACGCCTGAATCTGCGCGGGATTAGTCATGATGGATCAACCTTTGAAGTTTGCGATGAGGGGAAGCGGTTTTAGGCGACGATGAAAGCAAAGGCCTGTTTCACCTGATCCGCCGTATACAGGTCTGATCCGCCCTTCGTTTCAAGGATGCGACACAAGGCCGCACGGTCGCCCCGACTGAGCGTTGCTGCCCGCTTCGGAGTCATCGCCTCATCCTTGCGGACATGCAAGTTATAGGCGGTTGCGACAATAGCGTTCGCGAGTGCGGCATTCATTGGCGGCCTGGCTGGTGACTGATTCGTTTCCATGGCTTGAGTATAAACCGGATATGCACAGTGTGCTCATCATGTGATAGGCACAATGGGCACATTTGTTTCAATGGTCCGCACCATGGTGATAGATAGCTGGATGCATGGCCTATCGTCAGCTGCTCGCGGGTATGGTTCACGTTGGCAACGGGCCCGCATCGGTTACCTGCAGTCTCATCCACTGTGCAAGCGTTGCCGGGAATCCAATCGGATATCGGCGGCCGAAGTGGTCGACCATATCAAGCCGCCCAAGCTGGGCGAAGCGCTGCAATCCGGTGACGTTGAACGGATCCGCCAGGCGCGAGATCTATTCTGGAATCGGAATAACTGGCAAGGCCTGTGCGGCACGTGCCACAACGCGGGCAAGCAATCGGAAGAGCGAACCGGCCGGCGCCGCGGTTGCGACGCAGACGGAATCCCGGTTGATCCTGGCCACCATTGGCGATGAACCCGGACCGGACCGACACAAGGTCGAGTCGCCCAGAACTGCGCCGGCGCATCGCAGGCCTGCAGGCATGGGGCTAGCACGCGCCAGGCCGGGCAAGGCGCTGCGCACGGCCTGGGGGTGGCATGTGGGGGTGGGGGGGTGCCTCGAGGTCTCCTGGCCGTCGGCCCCTAGAC